GCGCAAAAGCTTATTGCGATAGATCGTTTTCCAAGAAACGATGATCCATTAAAGAATGGATCCCTTTTGGAAACCCCCCTTGCCAACGATAGGAAGGGCGGGCCCAAAAATTCGTGTGCTGCAAAGCAGCACACTCCTCCAACGTATGGAGGAGTACTACGGTGAATTCCGTAGTGTGGTGGACATCTTTGAGAGAAGAATCTCTCCAGCTTTTCAGATGACCGCCCTGAGGAGGCGTGGGCCTCCTCAGTATCTGTCGGACTTTTGTCCGGCGGACCAACAGAGTATTCTGTTGAGAAACCTTTACTTTAAGGTTTCAGCTGCTTTACGCAGCAAATTGCGCAGGCGTCTAGACGCCGGCAATCTACACCAGGTTCGCGCCTGGTTCCAAACAGCTGATGCAGCTGTCCTACCCCTCCTGATATCAGAGAGGGAGCACACCCAATTACTTGAAGTTGAGTGTGATGTTCTAACGAATTGGTCGTTAGAGAACTGTGCGCATAATTACGCACTTTTTCAAGGTGAATTAAAAGCCTTGAAGAAGCGTATGAGAAAATCATACGCTCTCCACAATGACATCGATCATGTGGAGTGTCCGGGATTCATGATCCCGTACTTGAGGGCGTGTCGAAACGCCTTCAGGAGAACTGAGTTCTCAGGACCCGCCGATATCGGCAGGTTCATTCTTCTGTGGTGCCAAACAAGGGCCACAGGGATGGCAGATGGATCTATGATCACTGCTTCTCTCAAAAAGTTTGAGAGTACCACGACGGACCCGGGAACGTCCATCGTGTTGGACCCTTCTGTACTAAGAAAGGTCATAGTTCCAGTGCTTAATGCACGGGGAACTGAGGCGAAGGTCTCTTGTGGGACCACTGCCTGCCTCGAGCGTACTCGAGGCAAGGGAGGCAAAACTGCCTACCTGTCCACGCTTTCACGCGTGAACTGCGTCCGAAAGGAATATAACTTCCGGACGCTGGAGGGGGTTGATATTAAACCCCGTCCAGTTAGGTCCTCAAAGGACCTAGTAAATTGGGCAATCTACCAATTGCTCAATTACCCCACGTACACCTCTTGTGTGAGGGTGCATGCGGTTTCCGAGCCTTCGAAGGCCCGGACGATCACGGTGGCACCATATGCCTACCAAGTGATAATGGGCGTGTTTGCACACGTCTTCCAACCTGCCTTAACTGGAAGGCAGGTACGGTCTGGTTTAAAAGCAGACCGCCATCTGTGGAGATTTCTAACAGATGTGCTAAACCCACAAAACAAAGAGTGGGAGAACTTAATAAACGATAACGTTTATTCACTTTCGACTGATTTGTCGGAAGCTACTGACTGGGGAAACTTCTCAGTTGCCCGTCAGATCTGGCACGGTCTTATTACCGCGTCAGAGTGTGAGGCCTTTCCACTTGGCCTCGCCCTACTTGCTAAAAGCAAGTATTGCCGAAAGCGTTTCGCTTTCGTTCCGACCAGCAGTGATTGCTACAAGCTGGTCGTCACCAACCGAGGATGGTTGATGGGTGACATGATGACAAAGGTCATCTTGACACTAGCCCACCAATATTGTTGTGAGAAAAGTGGGCTTCTCACCTACACACTTGTAGGTGATGACGAGATCGCATTAGATCCGTCAAGGGTGGTTCTAGAGAACCACCTTAAGACCCTGAATACTATATTCAAGGTCAGTGAACTTGACACATTTGTGTCAGATCACTTTGCCTTCTATTGTGAAGAAGGCACTCTTGTACCACAAAGGGTACAGGATACCCCTCACGTTAAAATGAAGAGGGGTGAGGAGCTTCAATACCTGGATTATCCACGTATAAGACTCCTTCTGCCTCAAGTAGTTGAGACAGATGCCTACTCTATGACTAACATAGGTAGGTTTTCTCTCCTTGGAAAGGAGAGCATGTGGGTTCACTCAGTGAACACACCCGCGGCCAGGCATTTTGCCCAGGCCGCCTTGTTGCAACACATGTTGGTGCCACAAGAACCGGACTGCATATGTCCGTACACACCACTCGAGATTGGTGGTGATGGAGCCTTTCCACATAGTGAAAGGTTTATGGGACGCGTGATAAATGATAAATCACGTGATCCAAGAGAGACGTTTTTTCGCCTCTCCGCCCTCCTAAATAGTAGGTTTGGGTTCAAGTTTATACGTAGTGATAGACTTGATAAGGTGGTCACAAGACACCACCTATACCTCCCGAAGATAGATGGACTTCGGAGGCTGTTGCCAAGTGATGCGATACTTGACACATCTAACAAAAATACAAAGATTTTGTTAGGATCCTTGAGACATACGTCAATCAAGGACCCCCAGACCGTTTTCTTCGATCTGGCCAAGGGCCTTTATTATAAGGCACTATTGGAGGGGAAAACCCCTCCAGAACCTGTCTTTAATATAGACAGGCAGTTCACCGCCGGTCATACAAATGAACCAACGGTGGACCTAGGTATGTTGATAGATACCTGGAAGAATCCTGGTTTCAAACAACAGGAGTCTTGGGGATACTACGTTGACACAACGAAGATCCCACATCTCAACCCTATGTCATTGGGTTGGGACTTTGGGGAACACAGAAGATTGTTCCCTAAATCTCGGGATATATTCCAAGATTGGCTTGCGGAGAATGTTGATCTCCGTGAAGCAGCCCTCCCTGATATTCTTAGAACAATCAGGGAGGGGCATCCACTACCAGATAGGGTAGTGAAAAGACTCAACTTAGTACTTGAGTCAGACTCATATATTCTCCATGTGTTGGAGAGAGAATGGGCCAACAATACCATTATCGGTATTGTAACCCGAGACTATCGTCTCGGAAGACTAGTTCAGAGAAAACTCTCGAACTGGAATCCTAGGATATCACACACAGTAGTGTGCCTGGATCCAGCGATCTATATGATAGGTCGCACACAAGAGGTTGAAGATCTCTTGAGGCCCTTAGGACAACCTAAGGACTGGAGCATGACCTGGATTGAAGATCCCGGTGCCATGCTCTACGTCGACTACACAGAGTTTGACGATGGCTTCCCTTTAAGGGAAGATGTGTGGGATTGCGAAATCCTACACTCCGTCTCCCGTTGGGAGAAGGTCCACATAGCAAAGCTATGTTGAGAGTCTCGTAATATCGAGACGCTACCGCGGAGACATGTCTCCGCCGCATGGTTTATCTGCGGTAGACACCATACGAATTAGGGCTTAGCCCG